TTCCCCGAGATCCCCGGCCGCAACCCCTTCGGCGGCAGCTCCATCGTCTGAGAACGCCATATGGTCTGGACCTTCATCGCACGGCTCGTTCTCGGGCTGGTGCTCTCGGCGATTTCCTATGCGCTGAGCCCGCGCCCCAAGGTCGAGAAGCCCCAGGCGGCGGGGCTGGACGATTTCTCGCTGCCCACCGCCGAGGAAGGGCGGCCGATCCCGGTGGTATTCGGGACGGTACTGATCACGGGGCCGAACGTGGTCTGGGCAGGCGACCTGAAGGTGGACCCGATCAAGAAGAAAGGTGGCAAGAAGTGACGCGCGTGACGATCCAGGACCTGCGCGATGCGCGCTACTGCCTCGCAGGCGTGCGGCCGTGGTTCCGCCGCCACGGGCTCGACTGGCAAGCGTTTCTGGACTGCGGCATCGAGGCCGACCGGCTGCGCGCGACCGGGGATGCGCTGGTGGAACCGGTGATCCGGATCGCTGAGATGCGGGAGGGTCGCGATGGGCGGTAGCAGCAAGGCCCAGACCGTCGGCTATCGCTATTCGCTGGGGATGCATCTGGCGCTTTGCCACGGGCCGATCGATGCCATCCGCGAGATCCTCGTCGACCGCCGCACCGCATGGTCTGTCACGACCGGCGGCGGCGTTTCGGGCGGCGGCGCGGCCGTCGAGACGCGGATCGGCACGGTCGCGGGCATGGTGGCAACTGCGGCGCTGGCAGGTGATACGGGGGCCACGATCACCTTTCTGGGGACGCGCGCCGGGGTGCGCATCGGCCGGGACTACCGGCTGCAACTCGCGAATGGCACGAGCCAGACCATCACGCTGCGCGGCGTCAGTTTCAACGCCGCCACCAATGTGACCTCCTGGTCTGTCCTGCCCGAGGCGCTGAGCTTCCCGGTTCAAGCGGTCGAGGTGTTCGAGGCGACCAGCGCCGCCAGCAACGCAGGTGCCGGGGGTGGGCGTATTCGCATCGACAAGCCCGACCTCTTCGGCGGTGAGAGCCGCGAAGGGGGCATTCGCGGCGATGTCGATGTGCTGATGGGCGGGCCGGGCCAGGGTCAGAACGACTACCTGGCTGCTCGGATGAATGGCGACGTGCCCGGCTATCGCGGGCTCTGCAGCCTGGTGCTGCGGCAGGTCTATCTCGGCATCAATCCGTATCTGAAGCCGTGGGCGGTCCGCGTGACCCGCGTGCTGACCGGCGAGGCAGGCGCGGCGCAATGGTATCCCGAGAAGGCGGCCATCGTGCCCGAGGCCAATATCTCGGATGCCGCGATCTACATTGCGCTTGATGTCTCGGGTTCGATGTCGGGCACGCGCATGGCCGCCCAGAAAGCGGGCGTCGCGGCGCTCATCCGCGAGATCGGAGCCAGCGTCGATCCCGACCGGCCGAACGATATCCGCATCGTGCTCTGGAACGCAGGCGTCGCGGGCGCGATCGAGCGCCGCGAGATGGGACCGGACGACTATGCCGCGCTCGAGGCGTGGATGATGGCGCTCTCGAACAGCACCTCGGGGGGCACCAGCTTTGACGCCGCCTTTTCGCAGGCGGGAGCGTTTTTCGCGGGCGGCGGGTCCAAGCGACGGATCGTGATCTTCGTGACCGATGGCGAACCTGCGCCGGTCTCCTCGGTCGATGCAGCACTTACGATCATCCGCACCCTGCCGCCGGCCGACATCTTCGGCTTCAACATCGCGCTCGCAAATACCACTTTCACCGCACGGATCGACAACACGCCGGTGGACGGCGTGCCGGTGATCCCGGCGGGAAACCCGCAGGCGCTGGTCGCCTCCTTGCGCGGGGCCTTCGGCAACGGGCCAGACATGAACCCGGCCCATATCATCCGGGAGTGCCTGACCAACCGGGACTGGGGTCTGGGCTATTCGACCGTGGAGATCGGGGCGAGTTTCACGGCGGCCGCGGACACGCTCTACACCGAGGGCTTCGGCCTGTCGCTGATCTGGCAGCAGGACAGCTCCATCGAGGAGTTCATCGGCAGCGTTCTCGACCACATCGACGCGACACTCTTCATCGACCGGCGCACCGGGCTCTGGGAACTGAAGCTGATCCGGGCCGACTACACGGCCGCAACGCTGCCACTCTTCGACGAGACCAATGTCGTGGACTGGGGCCGCCTGGGGCGGCGCGCGCCGTCGGACCTCGTCAACAGCGTGACCGTGCGTTTCACCGATGCCTGGACCGACGACACGGGGGCGGTTTCTGTCACCGACACTGCCCGGGTGCAGTCCATGGGCGAGGTGATCGCCACCACGCTCGACTATCCGGGCATCCGCTACCAGGGGCTGGCGATCCGCGTGGCCGAGCGCGACCTGCGGGCGCTTTCCGTGCCGCTGCTCACGGGAGAGATTGTGGTGAACCGCGAAGGCGCGGATCTCGGGCCCGGCGATGTGATCCGGCTGCGGTCGCCCCGCCTCGGGCTCGACGATGTCGTCATGCGCATCTCCGAGATCGGTCAGGGCGACGGCCGCGACAATGGCATCCGGCTGAAGCTCGCCGAGGACGTCTTTGCCCTTGGCGCGACCGCCATCGCGGGCGGGCGCATGCCGACCGGCACCGGGGTGGCCGCACCGCCGCGCGCACTGTCCCGCCGCATGGTCGAGGAAGCCCCGTACTGGCTGCTCGTCCGCGAACTGGGCCACAGCGAGGCCGACCGCATCCTTGACGAGGATCCCGATGCGGGCGCGGTGGTTGCCACCGGCGAGCGCCCCAGCGCCGATGCGCTGGCGGCGGAACTCTGGATAGATGCTGGTACGGGGCCCGCGCGGGAGGGTGTGGTTGCCTTCGCGCCGACGGCGCTGCTGGCTGCGGACATCTCGGACCATCCGGAGGTGCGTGTCCTGCCCGTCACCGGATGGCGCGACATCGGCGAGGTCGGCATCGGCACGCTGGCGAGCATCGGCGGCGAACTGGTGCGCGTCGACGGGATCACGTCCACCGCCATCACCGTGGGTCGGGGTTGCCTCGACACCGTGCCGAGGGCGCATGCCGCAGATACGCCAGTGATCTTCTTCGACGAGGGCGCGCGGATCACCGAGGACAGCTGGGCGGCAGGCGAGACCCTCGCGATCCGGCTTCTACCCGAAACGGGGCGTGGCACGCTCGCCTTCGCGCTGGCGCCCGAGGACAGCGTGATGCTCGACCGCCGCGCCATCCGGCCCCTGCCGCCCGGCCGGGTGCAGGCCAATGGCAGCTACGCGCCGGATGTCGATGCGCTGATCGCAGATGATCTGGTGCTGACCTGGACCCACCGCGACCGGCTGACCCAGACGAGCCCGGTGATCGTCGATCACACCGGCGCTTCGATCGGGCCGGAGCCCGGGGTCGGCTATGCGATCGAGGTGCGCTGGATCGACCCGGACACCGGCGCGGCGCTCGTTCCACCTGGCATCGTGATCGACGCTGGCATGGGGACAAGCTGGACGCTCGCGCCCGAGGACATCTCCGAGACAGGCGCCCCCGAGCGCACGGCCGAGATCGACCTCGCCGTCCGGGCGCGTCGGCTGGTCGGCGGCAGCTGGGTCACCGACTTTGATGCCCGCCGGTTCCGGCTGACCGCGCCCTTTGCCGCCGGATGGGATCGCGGCTGGGGGTTCCTCTGGGGGACCTGATCCCTGCCATCACCTTCCTCACGACAAGCGAGACCAAGCATGCCCGAACGGATCATGCCGGGACTGGGGCTGCGCGCCTTCTACGATCCCGGCCAGCGCAACTGGGGCACCAGCCTCAGCGAAGATCTGCGCCGCCTCTCGGCCCTCGTGCAGGCGCGCGCCACATCGCGGACCGCAGCACTTCCTGCCACCGGCACCGCAGGCCAGATCACCATCGTGCCCGCCGCGACAGGCGCCAATGCCAATGCGCTCGCGCTTTGGGACCAGTCGCCAGCCGGGGTGGCTGCATGGGTCTACCTCACCCCAGAGGAAGGCTGGCAGGTCTGGATCGCGGATGAAGCGCGGCATGTCCGTTTCACGGGCGGCGCATGGATCGAGGTGCCCCGACCGGGCGTCGTACGCATCCGGACGCTGACGGCGACCAGCCACACGCTGGAAGCCGTGGATCTGGGCAGCATCCTGGAGACCACCGGCTCCTCGGCCGTCACCGTGACAATCCCGGTCGAGGCGACCGTGCCCTTCGAGATCGGCACGCTCATCAACGTGACGCAGGTCGGCGCCGGGATCGCCACGGTCGCGGCGGCTCCGGGCGTGTCGCTCAATGGCGTCACCGGAGGCTCGGTCGCCCTCGATGGCCAATGGTCGGGCGCCGCCCTCGTGAAACGCGGGGCAGATGCCTGGGTCATCCAGGGCGCGCTGGCGGGGGCTGTCGCATGAGCCTTCTGATGATGCGCGCCGCCATCCTGGCGCAGGGCGGCGACACCGCCCCTCCGGTCGATATCGGCACTGTCTGGCAACTCGACACAAGCCGTCGGCCCCCGGGTTACACGCTGTCCAATGGCAACCAGACCGCCGTGAACACCTCTGGCGGGACCAACTATATGCGCTGGGTGCCGAGTGCCAAGGCGATCCTGCCCTCGGACGGGCGACGCTATTGGGAAGTTCTCTGTGCAGCCAGCGGGGCTGCCAGTTTCGACGGCTACATGGGCGTCGTCTCCGCCGCGCAGCGCGAGGAGTTCAATACCGGCAACAACCCGATCACGCTGGGCTCGATCGCCTATCGCGGCAACGGCTCCCTCTGGTCGTCGAACACTGCCACGGCCGCCCAGCAGTTGACGGGGCTGCCGACCTTCGGGGCGGGCGACGTACTGATGTTCGTTCTCGACCCAAGCACTGCGCGCCTCTGGATCGGCAGGAACGGCGTCTGGCGTGACGATCCGGTGAGCGGGGCGGCCACCTGGACGGCCGCGCAGAGCACGGCCTTCTATCCGCAGGTCCAGGGCCGCAATCCCGGCGACGGCGGCACGCTGCGTTCGCAGCCCTCGCAGTTCAGCTACCCGGTGCCGCCCGGCGTGCTGCCGCTCGGCTACGAGCACCCCGACCTGCGCATCTTCGAGGCGCATGCCTTCATCGAGCTTGCCTGGGACAAGGACCTCAGCGTCGGCGAGCTGGAGGCCTGGTTCGATCTCGGCGGCGGCACGCGTCTGACCTCGGGCGGCGTCTCGATCTTCTTCGATCACGGTGGTGGCACGTCCCTCACCGCCGCCCAATCCGCCCTCTTCATCGAAGTGGAACTGCCATGAGTTACATCCTGCATCTGGGCCACCAGCCCACCGACATCGCCGGCATCTCGGGACTTCTGAACACGACCGCCGGAGGATTCGACCCGACGCTCGACGTGAACGCGATTCGGCATTCCGGATCGAGCACCTATTCCGCGCCGTTCTCCTTCGCAGTGACGGAACCTGCGGGAGACCTCTGGCTGGGGTTCCGTTACGTGCCGCCGAATTCCGACGCGAACAGCATCTCACGGTCCGAGGCGAGTTTTCTAGAATTCTACAGTGCCACTAACGTGCTGCTGGCCCAGATCAAGCCGGTCACGACGACCAATCGCTATCACGCCATCGCGGCTGGCGACACCAGCGTCCAGGGCAGTTCCTCCTACACCGCCCCGAATGGCCAGCCGCAATGGATCGACGTGCGGGTGGCGGTCGGCGCCCAGATCACCATCGAGTTCTATGTCGAGGGCGTGCTGCAATCGACGGCCACCGCGGCGAATGCGAACGGAAAGGGCAAGCCGCGCTACGTGGTCTTTGCGAATACAGCCCTTCACGGCTCCGCCTCGACGCGCACCTGGTACTTTGCCCATATCGCGGCGCTCGACGGGGTCTCGACCATCGGGCGGCGTTTCGTACGACGCAGTCCCAACGCCATCGCCAGCTTCAACCAGATGGTGGGCAGCATCGACGCGCTGCGTGACGGCGATATCGCCACCCGGGTCGCCAGCACGGCAGCGGGGCAGCGCATGTCCTTCTCTCTGACCGGCCCGACCGGACCCGCCTCGGTCTCGGCCATCGCGGGCGTGCATCTCAAGCAGATCGTGCAGGCGGGCACGGTCGGGCCCGACGCCACGGCAGGCTTCCTGCGCATCGGCGGGGTCAACCACGATGCCGCCCCCGAGACCGTGCCGGACCTCGCGCCCAAGCCCGTCTATTCAAGCTGGTCGGTGAACCCGGTCGATGCGAGCCCTTGGAGTGATCTGACCTTGCCCAACGAGGTCGGGATCCTGTCGGTATGA